TGATGGTCAAGTGACTGTCTACGTTACAAAAGATAATGGAACAGACATGACAATTTATGGTGAAGCTCTAGGCTCTCAAAGATGGCCTACAGGAGCAAGACTAAAAATTGATGCTCAACCAGTTAGAACAAGTAAGACAGGTAAACAATATCAAACAGCATCTAGAATAGAATGTTTAAGTGAACAATCTGCTGCACCTACATCTAATATGGTAAGTGCTACTGGAGTTCAAGCTGTTAGAAATATGTCGGACCAATTTTCTGAAAAATATAGATTAACTATGAGTAATCTTATAGCATCTTATATGTCAGGTGGTAAAATACCAACTGATTCAGAATTTCAACAAATTGATAATTACGTCAGAAAAATATTGGAAGCAAAAGCTAATAGTGTTGAAGAAATACTAAAAGACGATGCACCATTTTAACAATTTCTTATCTCCCTCGAGTTAGAAAACTAGGCATTGCTACAAAGTGGTTAAAGACCCATGTAGTAGTGCCTTTTTATTTATAAGGAATTTATGATTGAATTATTAATGATGTTAATTATCCCAACAGAAATAGATCCTGCAAAATTAACAATGAAATATGTTCTTAAAGAAAAGTTTATAGATTACAAAACTTGTGAAGAATATGTAGAAGAAAACTTATATTACAAAGATACTCAAGGCGTAGGAATATTTTATAAAATAAATACCAAAGAATATCAAGTTATGTTAACGTATTGTAAACCAGTAAAGGAGAAAAATGATTAGTGAACAACGATTAGAAAAAGCATTAAGTTTTTTAGCTGAAACAGATGAAACTAATGCAGAAGCAAATGCTAATGTAAAGTATCTTGATAGATTACTTAAACGTAAAAAAGCATTACACATAACAGGTAACATAGAAGATAAAAGTATATCTGCAAAAGAACAATCTTATTATGCTAGTACAATTTATAAAACTGCAGTAGATGAAATATTTAGTGCTGAAGTAAAAGCATCTACATTAGAAAACAAACGTGATAAAGAAGGTTTAATTATAGATCTCTTTAGAACATTAGAAGCGAGTAGACGTAAAAATAATATATGATTTATAAGTTTAAGAAATGGGTTATACTTCCTGCTTATACTGAAATTGTTATTAGTGCGAAATCAGAAGAAGAAGCAATAAAAATAATTAACTCAATAGACTCTAAAACTTTAAGCTGGGAACAAGTTGAAACAATTGATCAACGAATGACGTATGAAGTTATAGATGAAAAGCCCTGAGCTAATCTTATTTAGATCTATTATAAATCAAGCATTACATGATGCTATGTATGATGGTTTAAATAAATATTATATTACAGATAAACGTAATGCTATTGATTGGCTTATAGGTAATTCAGTAGATTTTAAAACTATATGTTCTTGGGCAGATATAGATCCTGATATAGCTTGTAAAAAATTTACTGCTGCAATGAAACTAAATACATATGTATTAACAGAAGATCAATACAAAGTATTAAATAAACCACGTAAAGAGTATAAACATAAAGGAAAATTTAGGTTAACATTCAATGAGTAAAGCTTATAATAAACAAATAGGTGGTGATCACTACCAAAAGTATAAAATTCAACCAAGCAAATTTGTAGTAGAAAACAAACTTCTATTCCCAGAAGGATGTGCAATTAAGTATATTATTAGGCACCAGGACAAAGGTGGTAAAGATGATTTACTTAAAGCAATACACTTTATTGAAATGATAATAGAAAGAGACTATTAATTAGATAATGGATTTGCTGTGGATATTTTTAATTCTTCTAACTGTATTTTCAATAACTCTATTTCTTTGGCATTAATTAAAGGTTTAGTATGACCATGAGTAACAGGATGTTCATGTGTACTATCTATATTTTCTAATGCTTTTACTTTTTCTTCTAATACAGCAACCATAGATAAATCAATTGTTTTAGATGCGTTAGTTAATACATCAATTCTAGTCATAATCTCACCATACTTAATAAACCCAGCACCTATACTTCCTATAAGTCCAATAATAACTACGATGTTTGTAAGATTTTTTTTAATATCTTTAACCATTTTTTAACTCCCTAAGTTCTATTAATATTCTTTGTTTGTTTATATTTAGTTCTTGTAATGTTCTCTCTTTAATTCCTATACTATCATTAGTAATATAACTAACTAACTGTACTCCATTATATATCAATCTATTATCAATCATATTAAGTTGATCTAAGTATATATCTTTTGGTATATAAAAAGGTACATTATAAACAGATAAAGATGCTTGATTTTCTGTCATAGCATCTATTTTAACTAAGTTTTTAAGTTCTAAATTCTTTACATGATCTTTAACTTTATCATCTATCTTTGCCATAATTACTTTTAATTTAGGCTTAACAGTTTTTTCCGATTGTACTTTTTTTTGTTTGGTATTTTTTGACTTCTGAACAATAGATGTTGTAACAACTTCGCTATTGGATTCTTCTTCTTTAGTTTCTTTTTCTTCATTCTTTGCTGCTACTTTAATAGTTTCTTTCTTAGTCTCTTTAATAACTTCAGCAATAACTTCTTTCTTTAATGTTTCAACTGCTTTAGTTTTATTCATTACTTGAACAACTTCTTCTACTTTAGCAGTTTCTTTAATAGTTGCTGATTTAGATGTTGTAACTACAATTTCAAAATTCTCTGTAAGCTCTACACTTGTTACTTTACCACCAGTTTCTATGTTTAATTTTTCACTAATACTTTCTTCAAGTCCAGATATAACATTCCATATTTCAGACTCATTAAGGTTTGCTGTACCTAAACCTTCGTTCATATCTTTAATTTCTTGTGCAGATAAAGGTTCGTAATCTTCTACAGGAAAATCTAAAGCCATTTCAGCTCCTAATAAATTTGGCCCTCTTAAAGCTGATGATGTACTTTCTGATCCATCAACTCCTGTCCAAGACCATTCATATTTATTAGCATGAACTCCGTTATAATGTAAGCTATCATCAAATGATCGTGCATTAGAATTGTAACCAGCATCTGTTGTTCTTATTTGAGTAGATGAAGCTAATACATTTTCATCTGCATCTAAAACTTTCATAATAATAGTATAAGAATCAACAACACCTACAGAATTACCACATTGATAATTAGAACCACTCCATTCACAGTTTTGTACTGATATAGAACTGCTTAAATTTATTCCACCATTAAGTTTTAATTGAGTTGATGTATGACTAACTCCATCTGGAGTGCTTGTTCCTGTTATACCAACTAAACTTCCAGTAGCTTTAACTGTCATGTCATGTGATGCTTCTAACTCTCCACTAAAGGCTTGACCACAAGCATTTGATACTTGGGTTTCACAAGTAATAGTAAATCCATTGTGTGTAGAATTATTAGTTAATGCACCTGTAGATCCAGATTGCACTCCATCTAAAGTTGAATTAGTTAAACTTGATGTCGTATCTCCAGCATTAGGTAATATGTTTGTAGTAAAAGCAGTATCATTATCTTCTGCTAATCCTACTGAATTACCAAACCAAGATAACATTAACCATAAAAGACTACCCCAAATTATCCAACACCACCATTTCATTTTTTATAACCTAAACCAGTTTTTCTATCTCCATATAATTTTTGCCATGACCAAGAAGTTAATTTAGTTGAGTAGTGGTATATAAATAATAATATTATTTTCATTTATCAGATTCTAATTCAATTATTTTAAGTTCTTCTATGTAAATTTCTTTATCTATAACTTTACGTTTCTTCATACGTTTAACATATGTTTTATAATTAGGTCTTTCATGATCATATTTATTCCATAAAATCATAGCATCTTTCCCAATTTTTCCATCAATTGGGCAAACAGTTCCTGCTTGTATCATTGCTTCAAACACTCTTTCGTCTTGGCAAAGTATAGCAACTGCTGCTACTTTCATTCCAAAATCATTTAGTATTCTGGCTAATTTTAATCTTTCACAATTTTTATCAATAAAATGTTTTCCACCAGATATACCTAATCCAAATGTTTGAACACCCATTGATGCACCTGTACTACATACATCTTGTGTCATACTATTATATGACGGAGCCGAAGCTGTTGGTGGTGCAGATTTAATATTAGAACTAGAGCTATTGGTACTTGTAGTTGTAGATGTACTACCAGATTCATACGTTGTTGCACCTCCAGTATATCCACCTTCAATTGCAGTATTTGATCCAGATGTATTACTTTGAGTACTACCTGCAAAAGCATTAGTATAAAATAAACATAATATAATTATTAATAATTGTTTCATTTTTTAAAAGTTGGTTTGTTATGCTTATCCCAAAAAGGAAGCATAGCTCCTGATTTTTTATAACATTTAATACAAGAATATTCTTTATTGGGAAGTGTAGCGTAGGCTTCTGTAGGTAATATGTTTTTATTACACCATTTACAGTTGCCTACTACTTGATTCACTTTGGCTTACGCATAATATCAGCACCTTTTAAACCATAGATAGCACTTACGACACCTATAAAGATAGCTTGATACCAGTATGGTAGCTGATTGAAGTAGTCAAAAAATAATGTTAACTTAGTATGAATCTCTGGATCGTCAGAAAAGATAGACCAAGCCAGTATACAGATAGGCATAGATATAAGAATAAGGACAAACTCATCCTTGTAACCTTGATCATTGCTCTCAATAACTTTCGCTTTATATTCAATCTCACCAGTACTCATTTTCTCAGCGTGTCTCATACGAGCATCTGACATTAATTGTTTTGTTGTTTGTTTGTTTTTGTATAAATGACTAGCTGTCTTTATACCCATGGATAATAAATTAAACCACATACATATCTCCTTATCTAAATATTATTGGATTAGGCCCACCGAATAGGGCTAGAGCTATAAAGGCTACTACTAACCAGAAAGTAAACCAGTAATTCACTGAGACTACCTTCCATATTATGATACCTTATTAGAACCTGTTGGGAATCCTTCCCATGCTTTGTACATACCTTCTACTAATAGCTCATCGTCAAAGGGCTGCATACCATTTTCCATTTGAATTATGGATTTTACTAATGGTAAGTAATCTTCAATACTATTGTCTAACTTATCCATAGGATTAAAGTTCATTTCTCTACACACATATGCTATATAAGCATCTGTATCATTCTCACTTGGAGGAGCCCATCTTTCAATGATGTCCTCAACTGTAAATCTTTTATGGTGAAATCTGTATACTAAAAGTATTCTAACTAGAGCTCTAATACCCCAAACAGACTCTTTAAATACACAAAAAACTGGATCAGATTGTTCATCTGCCAGTCCATCCCAATTAGTACCCAGCTTTATATTGCCTGGATTCTTATTTCTTATACCTCTAGGTAATTTTTCTGTTCCATCTGCCATTTTTATCTAAAACCATTGGGATTAAAATTGGTAATCCATCAATGATAACTCCTGTTCCTATTACTGGTCTAGACTTCTGTAATTTATTATATTCAAAAGCTAAACTTTTCATGTTAATTAAACATCCAACTTGCATACCCCAAAGTAGTTCA